TTTTGAACCCAACAGCCCCGAACAAAGAATGCCGACGATATACGACACGAAGAAGTATGCCAGGCGACGTAACACACTCAGGTCAGCCGCTGTCGCTATGTAGAATACTGCGCCTGCAAATGCTCCAAAAACAACACCGTAATCAGTTCCGGTCAATAGACCGTAAACACTGGCTCCAGTCAAAGCTAAACCGGCCAGCCCTGTGCCGGAAAATGGATCGGACATAGGTCTCCCCTCATATAGCTGTGTATCCTCTCAGTAATGAGGGGAATAAAAAAGCCCGCACGGGAGCGGGCAACGAATGCAGATATTTATTTTTTTCAATTTCAGAACGAAGATTATCGGCAGTCTTGGGAAATACTTTAGACAATAAAAACCCGGCGCGGTGGCCGCGTTGATGATCACTTGTTTACTTTTTCCAATGCAGATTCGTAAGCGTCTTTCTCATCAAATAGAGTCGTTACCGCTAAAACCTTACCAATCTGCTGCTTGAGCGCCTTGACGCCAACCTCAGATAGGAACTGGTGGATCTTGTCTCCGGGTTTTCCGAATTCATCTTTGCTACTTTTAGCAAGGTCAAGAATCTTACCTTCGCTTTTGGCCAAGGGCTTGTAAATTTGCTCAATAGTCAATTTTTTGAATAAGAATGGACGCCCTCGTCCTGGCTTGTTTAATTGATAAATTTTGTACCAAGCCTCATAAAGTTCGTTGGGAAACTCTTTCTCATACTGCCTAGCTTCTTCCCTAACAAATGCTTTGAAGAGATCAATTACTTGCTGTACTTCAGGTTTGAATCCAGCTACAGCGTAAGCAACGTTAGTAATACCAACCTTTGCCGCCGAGTTAACTAAGTCTTGAGCTTGCATAGCTGCATTTAGTCTAGATGCTGGAAGATCGCCACTATCTTTAGCTGCCGTAAGGGCTTTGCAAATATCAATTACTACTGAAATATCATATCCATGTCCGCCAGTAAAAGAACCGAGTACTGCGCCATCGTTCTCCCATTGAAAAATATAAGGATTTTCCATTTTCTCAAGCAAAACTGCGTCTACGTAATCTTGCATATATTGAGCGTTAAGAACTCGGTCGATATCTTTTACTCGCTCCCCAAGACCAATGAGTTTTGCCAGCCCGGTTTTAGTTACCACAGCCGTTTTAGATTCATTGTCTAAAACATAACACTCAGTATCAATGCCAAACTCTTCCATAAAGCTTCCCTTGTGGGTTGCTTTCAGCGGCTTGTCTTTCCATCTTGCTGCCGCTGCTTTTTTGGCAATGTCAGAACGCTGCTCTTTAGTAAGAGACTTCGCCCTAGCAATCCCGCCCTTAGCTTTACCCTTTGGATCTTTCTTATCGTCTGACATATGCAAGCATTTTTCACTATTTTATGCTTGCATAGTCAAGAGTATATAAAAGGCCGCTGGATGGTAGCCTTCAGTAAACTAATGTTGTTGTGCTTAATTGTACGCCATCGAGGATTCGAACCCCGAACCACGGAGATAGAAGCTCCGTGCTCTTTCCAGTTGAGCTAATGGCGGAAAAAAAAGACCAGCATTGGGTTGCTGGTCATGGGTCATGCAGTTGTCTCTGCGAAGCGGGTGTATCCCCCACCCAGTGTTATCAGTATCGAGAGCATTATCAAATGCCATAAAAACTATAGCACTGATGAAAAAATACACTCTGTCAAAGGCCATCAGAAATGACCTTTTGCTCATAACGGGAAGCCAGCTCTCCCGAATGCTTAGTGTCACGCCTAAGCAGGGCATGAAAGCAGGCTTTCCGTTGTGTTTAAAACGAAAAAACCCCGCGGTATTAACCGCAGGGCTTTAAGGATTTCTTGCTGGTCGGAACGAATGAACGGATTCCCAGCGTTAGAGTTGATGCTAGCCGAAAATTCCGCAGACCTCAACACCTTTTTTCTCTGACAATTGAGCTTTATAGAAAATCAGCCTACATCGTAACTGACTTTAAGGCGCTGTCTGCATAACCTTCTTGCCTGTGGCATTCTTCCACCAGCAATTCAAACAGCGGTTGCAGCTGACCGTAAGCGGTGGTTTTTTTTACATCCCATACGGTGCGGACGCCCTCCAGCACATTGGAAAATTTTAGCCGGGCGTAACCTCTCCCCGTGCAACGGTCACACACCTTCATGACCGGCACGCCCTGTTCCTCTGTCTTTTTCTTATCCAGCACCCTCCCTTTCCCGTGGCAGCGACACGCATTGCTGATAACGCCTTTGCCGTTACACGCTTTGCACAGAACGCGCGCGCTCTCCCGAACTGATTTCCACTCCTCCCAGTATGAGGGGTAAACACCCTTTGTAACTTTTGCCCATTTTGGCGGCTTGCCGTCAGGGTAATGGATTTTGTTGGTGAATACCTCGACTTCGGTAAACCCGCTACCATCGCAGCAGTCACATCTGCGAACGCTTGCCGCACTACGGGCGTAATCCTGGTATGCAAAAGCACACATAATTTCGAGAACGCGCTGCCGGACTTTTTCATCGAGTTCTGTAACTGATTTAAAGCGTCGGCATAGGACCAACGATGCTCCATAAAGCGCCTCCATTGCCCGGTCAGGGCTGCTGATACCAATTTTTGCAAGGTATAAATCGAATCCAAACCCACACTTGGCGTTAACCAGTCCAAGCGCGGTCATAACATCAGTTCCGGTCAGATTGTCGGTGGCAGTCGCCCTCGAGGAGTCACTGAACATCGGTGATTTTGGCGCGAAATATTTAGCGATTGATTCGAGGTTCATTATGCGGCTCCTGCTGAATGATAGATTCGAACAAAATTACGAAGGATGCGGTAGTCCACCAGCACTGATCCCCGGTAGCGGTAAATGCGAAGGCGCTGCCAGCGCGCGCGTAGTACCTCAAGCGTTTCTGGCTTCATGTGGCCTCCCCGATGATAATTTGCCCGGTTTCTCCCCAGATTTTGGTAACCCGCCCGTCCCAGACATGGCTATCCTCGTCAAACACTGCATCCAGCAAAGCTTTTTCCAAGTTGTCTTTGTCCGGCTTTTGTTGATGAGGCTGGCCGACATATTGCTCCCGCTTTGCCTTGCTCCAGCTCTTTGGCATGGGGATAACGAAAGTGACGTGATATCCGGACTCTGGCAGGTGGATGCCCAGCAACCGGACCTGTTCTTTGTACGCCCAGTACACTGCTGTTGCTGGCCGTTTATGCCATCGGTCGCGCTGAGTCATTCGGGGTTTGCCAATCGGCGTAATTTCGTAAATTTTCATGCGGGCACCACCAGCCCGCGGCGGGCAACTTCAATCACTGTCAGAACAATCGCGCGGTCCATAAGTTGCCGACGCTCGTCCCGGTTCAGCTTATTCCCGTTATCAATGCTGTCATGACAGCAAACGCAGAGCGCAGCTGTCGCACAGTCATCGGTTTTTAATCCCATGCCTTTCCCTTCGTTTCGGTGTGCCACTTGCGTCCCCCATGCTCCACAAAGAACACAACGCTCGTTCTGCCCGACGGCGGCGAGCCATTTTTTGCTGCGATAAATAGCCATGCTCACCCCCATATCCGGTTTTGCCACCGGCGATTTATACGCGGTGGTTTATTGCCTTCAGGCAGCCGGGCGCTGACGGTCCAGGTGAGATAATCTGAGTTCAGGTTGCGCTCTACCTTCACGCCGCGGCGCTGGTATTCCGCAATGAGTTCTTCGGACTGCTGGGTTGTGCAATCGGTATGATGGAACCAGGTCTTCTTCATTCCCGTCACCCCGCAAAGCTCATGAGTTGCGCAGCGGCATTCTCCGCCTCGCGCTGGTCCCTGAATGCCTTGGAAAGGATCCAGCGCCACAGAACATCGAGCGCGGCTTTGTAGAGCTGCTGAAACTCGGGCTCGTCCATATTGGCGAAGGCGATGCTGCGGGGATGTTTCCGGAGGGTTCCGTCAGGCAGTTGGATGGCGTCATAGTGCCCGGACTCGATAGTCACCCAGGCACGATAGGCGTCGAAGGACTTGCAGGCACTGATGCTGCCCGTGCGCTTATCGGCGATACGATCGAGGTACTGCTCTGCAGCATCCAGCAGCGCGGTTTCGCTCCCGCCAAAGGATGCCAGGAATTTGGCGTAGCCGGTCACCAGCTTACGTTCGTTGGATGAGATGGCCCGCCGGTTGGCTCCCTGTATTCGAAGCCCAGATTCAGCAGTGCGAAGAAGCGACGGTGAAAAGCGGCGTTACGGACCTGTTTGAATTCGGCAATCAGTACGGCGCCAAGCTTGATTTTTGATTGCAGTAATTCTCTGGTCTCCGGCGTTGCGGGGATCAGGATATTGAAAGAATGCTTAATGAGTTGTAACTGCGCCATGGGATTCTCCGTGGCGCATCAGGTCAACGGGTGTTCAGTCCGTTGATATCATCATATCAGAGGGTTGTTCGAGGCGGTAGCCGAGGCGGCGAAGAAAACGTGTTCCGGACGACAGATTGAAAATACCTTCATCCTCCATCAAAGGGCGACATGAAACCATGCCATTTTTGATGTAGACGAGGTTGCGGCTTTCGAGCGGCATTGACCCGATAAGCTTGCCGTCTGAACGCCTGACAATATCGTACCAGTCGCCTTGGTCCTGACTTTCTTTCACAAAAACCCCCTTCTTTGCTATCAACAGATACGTCCTCCCGGCGGGGAGAAATCTATTCCATAGAGTCAAAATAACAAATCGCGCAAATTTCCTAATAGGTTCGCCGGAAGAAAAATGAAAATTTTCTCTGGCGTGATTTAACCTTACATCAAATAACTGTATGAATAAACAGTATTTATCAATTTGGTTTAAGCATGCACATGAAAGACTTCTTTAAGAAAACGAATTTATCTAATTGATTTAAATGATTATTATCGCAATTACCTGATAAGGAATGATCATTTTATTCAACAGCTGGCAGCGTCAAAAATGTCGATTGTAAATATCTAATCGGCAATCCACAGTCATCATGTTGGGCGGTAATGTCGACGTCGACAGTGTGGTCCGCGTCTTATTTCGTGGGCATGAGGTTGGTAATTTGTTGCAACGGCGCGCCTATTGATTAAGCGTTTTTATTAGATCTATTAGACGCTATCTACGGTAATGTCGATCATGTTTAAATCACCCTGCCGCCGGATGTAAAAAGGCCTCCAGAGAGGCCCCGCCTGTAGATATGGGAATCCCCATATCGCTTGTATGGCAGTCCAAATTAAGCCGCCCTCTCTCCAACCAGACAGATGTCCAACCGGTTTGCACGTACTAGTGCCACTACGAATGGGGGCGGTACCGCATTACCGACAGGAATCATAAAGAATAAACCCGCCGAAGCGGGAGTAAGTTAATCAAAATTTGGAGAACTTTATCAAAGTTCACTATCCAGCGTGATGTCCTGTTCAATTACAGCTGTTTCAACCTTGTTACCCAGTTGCTGCTTCATTGAGTCATAAATTGATGGATCGTCACCATCACTTTTGAATGTCAAAACAAATGCCACATCTTGCTCATCTAATTCATGATGACTGGTGTAATTATACTGGAAAAGGTCCCTTGTAAAAATACGCGCATAAAGTCTAACTTTATTGTTATCAACAGAGACCCCTTTAAAGCATTTACCATGGTGTCTAATCGGACTCCATTTGGCTAATTCGCTTCTCGAATCAATTTCCTTCTCGGTAGATTCTTTCATAGTACCAAGTAGATTCTTAGCCTTACCTTCGTCAGTAACATGCTGCAAAGCGCATTGCAATCTAGTAGAAAAATAATTATCCCCTGCTAGTTCAGCCACTACTGGCTTTAGTATAGCAGTGAGAATAATACTACCCTTGATTTTTCCATCAACAATCATCTCAGGTGGGATTGGGATGTTATTCCAGTAATATGCACTACCGGCTTTAAGCTTTGAGTTCCATGCAAGTGTAACAGTCCCATCTTCACACATCCAAGGCATAGAACTACCTTTACGCCATGGTGTTCCCCAACCAAGTGCAAGATCATGTTCAAGACCTTCAGCTTTATTTATGAGCAGTGCCTTAACTAAATCAGGTGTAGGCTCTTTGAGATTTTTGAATGTATGAGCGGCAATACTTGATATCAATGGTGCACTAAAGCTTGTTCCAGTCCCAATATCCCCTCCTAACATCCTTAGCTTTGAAAACCAAGAAAGTTCAGGCTTCTTCATTCCACCTGGTGCAGGTCCACGTAAACTTTTTGGACAATGCGAAGAAACTTCACCGAAATGAGACGCTCTACGACCTGATACTGTCAATGCTGCTTCACAATCAGCTGGAGGACATAGAGTGGTTGGATTGTCAACATTAGCATTACCAATTGAAATTACAGGCAATATATTAAAATCTCGGGCAAGCAGGCTTATTTCATGTCCAAGCCTGCTTATTTCCTCAAAATTATCGGATGGCGAAGCCTCATTAAACGACAAGTTCCAAACAGAAGAAAGGCCTTTGGTTTTCTCAGCAACAACTCTTAAATAATTAATGAACTGCTCAGTGGTGGGTTGTAGCTCTATATCTTTTTTACTAATGGCCTGTACAGTAATAAACTTGCACTCTAACTGTGGTAAATGCAATTTATTATTCCAAGCTCCACCTTGGCAAACTAATGAAGTAACTCGATTACCGTGTTTCAAATCTGCATCGTGTCTATCAATAAGTGGTTTAATATTGATTACGTTTAATGGCAAATAAGATTTTGATGAACATCCTCCATCAACTATAACTACCACAGGAGCGGTTTCTTTATTAATCATCTTTGGCGAGGGTTCTGCTCCATCACCAGGAGGTATTGATTTAGTTGTGACTTTTTTGACTGGCTCTATTCTATAAATACCTCCTGAGCCTATAAGTTGATTGAAATCTTCTTTGTTTTTTACGATCGCTGTAAATGTCAAATGCCCATGGGAAAGATATTGTTTTAATTTCCTTTTAAAGGAACGAGAACCGGATATTTTTTTCCCTTCCTCAAAAATGTTATCATAAACTGACTCACCGAATGTTATTACATCTTCGTCAACAAGTTCTTCTAACTCTTCTGCAACCGAAAAACGTGCATTAGGATCGTGAAATGGAAGGAGCCAAACATTAAACTGATTATCCTGATCATTGAATTCCAATTCAGATAGGCTTCTCCCTCTTAAAACTTCACTCCTATCAAATGCTTTTATACTTTCAAGCCTAGAAATATCCACCTTGATTCTATCGTTACTAGCGCCTTTAATTTTTTTGATGATTTCTGGTATCTTATCCTTGCTTGTTTCGACTAAAAATCCGTTATAAGCGGGAGAAACTAATCTAGTATAAGGATTAGTTTCAAATAAATCCGTTGGAGTCCATGAAGGTGCCAAGGAATCGTTAAACATCTTAATTAGCAGATGGATTTTACCAGCGTGAGCTATGATAGTTTTGTCCTGACGTATACTATCAAGGCTTTCACTTAAAGCCTCTTTTTGTATATCTAGCCTAGCCCACAGAATACCATTAGCATTCTTACCCCCACCATTTACTGATTTCGGAGTTGGATCCTCCAAGAATGATAATAGAGGGTTCAATACTTTCTTACTGTTATTACCATCTGCCATAGCATTACTCCTTTAAATGGCTTGAAACTGTTTGCCTACTTAAACCTAACAGGCTTGCAATTTCAGTCTGTGTGAAAGATTTTGCTTCGTATAAAAGATTCACCAACCTTTTTTTGGTATGTAAATCAGGTTCGTTAGAGTTAGGCATCACTGAATTATTATATTCGCTATCCACAATTGACAATAAGATGGAAGGAATATTCAACGACATATTTGATAATATCGAGTGTCTCCTAGCAGAAATAGCTAAGTTTTCAATATCAGCACCACTAAGACCTCGGGAAACAATACCCAGAGCTTTCAACTCCTTATCGGAAGCTTTATCACTGAATAAAAAATGATTCCATAAATATTCGCGTAAATCCTGAGAAGGTAAATCGAGACGCATCTTGAATGGAAAACGCCTCCAAATAGCAGGATCAAGTAATTCTGCATGATTAGTTGCAGCTATTACAATAGAACTATCATCAAGTGAGTCTAAACCTTGGATCAGGGTATTAACTACCCTTTTCAGTTCTCCTATTTCATGACGGTCGTCTCTTACTTTGGCAACGGCATCAACTTCATCAAGAAAAATGTCGCTGAGATAACCAGCACCAGCGTCAGCAAGATGATTGCTAGACGCTTTAGAATATATTTGATCATAGCGATGACCTTCCCCTATTATTCCTGCTATT